CTGTGATGTCAACCAGACCGGTTACACCAGATCCGCTGGCATCGAGACAACTTATCGTAACCGAGGTGGTGGATTTAGCTGTGACCACAGCAGTCACCGCAGTTGAACCGCCAGTCTGAAGGGCAGTAATTTGCACGCTTTCAACACTGCGGAATGTCTTGTTCAGGCTGACCTCAGTTCCAGCGCTGCTAATCGCAACGTCATTCCGTTTCTCGATCACGTCGGGGTAATCGAGCTGGGCAGTCAGCGCGGTGATCTCGCCAGCAGTAATGCCATCAGGTGACTTGAAGGTGGTCTCCACCCGGTAGACATCACCCAGCAACCTTTCGTATGGGGCGTAAGGGTGAACAATGCCGCCCTCTGCTAGCTCGGTGTCGCTGTAGAAACGCTGTTCAGCCAAGATGCCAAATGCTGCGCCCCTGACGGCATACGTTCCAGTGGCAGTGCCGCTAAGCGTGATCGCCGTGCCGCCTTGGGTAGCCGCAACACGGAAGACCGTAGTAGTCAGGTCAGTCGAAACGACGTGATAGGTCGTCCCAGTAGAGATCCCGGTGGGCAGGCTGCCCGCAACTTCGACGAACTCAAGCGTGTCATTGACCTCAAGCAGGTGAGGAATCGTCGAACCACCTCGCTGCAACTGGAAGCTGCTGCTAGCAACAGTGATCACTACAGGCGTGTCTTCCTGCAACAGCTTGTCATCGTCGTTGGTGCCATCAGGCTCCTGCACCAGCACGGTGTCTTCGCCAGTCAGCGCAACCAGTTTGTGCTGGTACGTTGCCGTCGCCGTAGTGCTCAGCAGCAGGTTGCTTTCAGCCTCGTTGTTGTCGAAGTTCCAAGTGAAGATGCTGTCTCGGCCTGCATCGGTCTGAACCAGATCACCGTCACCATCGACCTCGCAGTTGATGTAGTTGCCGACCCAGCCACCATCGCCTTGAGTCCTGGCGTTAATCGTTGCGACTGCGTTGCTGACTGGCGGAGCGCCAATGTTGACCAGCACAAAGGCAGGAAGGTCAGAGCGCCAGTTGGTCGCATCAACCGACTTGACCATCACCACCCAGGTGTCAGCGTCAAACAGGCTGGTTTCAAACCACTGCTGGTTGGCGTTCAAGCCACCGGACGCCAATTCGATACCGGCGCCCCAGCTGGCAGACAAGTTTAGGCGAGTGGCAAGCGCTGCCGGACCGGAGACGTTGTACGTCCCAGTGGCAGTGCCCGTCAGGTTGATTGGGTCGCCACCTGCAGTTGCAGCAAGCTTGAACTCAACGCTGTTGAATCCTTCCGCCGCCACAAAATAAGTGGTGCCAGCTGTGATGCCGGTGGGCAGGGTGCCAGCGCTAGCGGCAAAGATGATTTCCTGACCAACAGTCAGCAGGTGCTGGTTGGTTTTGATGCCGATAACCGTTGAAGTCTTGACCGTAACGATGTCAGTGGAAACGTCAAACTCAACGATGTTTGTAGCCAGCTGGCCACGCTTAAAGCGGACCTCATAGCCAACAATATCGCTGACAACCTTCTGGTCCCAGCTGCCGTATTCACTCAGCGGTAGCTGCCAGCTAAAGCGCTTGCCTGCACGGTTTGCACTTTCAACGACGCTGAAGTTATTAGGCGTTGGCGGTGCAATCTCGGCACGCTCCACCACGTCGTAGATGTAGTCGTCCGGCTCTTCGCCAAAGACTGCGCTGGTAAAGCTGATCCGTACGTCGTAGGTGTCCGGTGCGTGGAACGCAATCGTGTAATAGCCCGTGAGCGGAATGTCGGCCAGGAAGTAGTAGCCGTCGTTTCCGGGGGTCTTGACGCCAGGGATCTCACCGCCCTTGAGGTTGCGTGGTTTTGCCCAGCACCTAAATCCGGTGATGCGCGGCAGAATTGGACACGTTCCAGGATCAACAATCAGCAGCTGGGTGCCATCAGGCTGGTTGGCGTGGGTGACCGTGGCGCCAAACTCAGCATCGCTCAGATCTGGGATTGCATCAAAGTCTGAAACATCAACGGTTTCGTAATCGCTCTGGCGGCTAAGGCGATCAAAAGTTGCAACGCGGAATTGATATTCGGTGCCGTAGACATGATCAGGCAGGCTGACCGCTGCATTAGTGACCGAGGTCAACTCAATGTCATTCCACTGAGCAGCAGTCGCATCACGCCACTGATACCGATACCCACGCACCAGCAAATCGTCAGAGCCGTTGCGTTGAGGTGAGCGCCAATCAGCGTTGATCTGCGTGCGTCCGTTGTTGTAAATCAGCTTTGCAGTCAGGCTCTCAACTGCTTGTGGTGCCTCAAGCGTGAAACGATCCTTGGGAATCGCAATCGGCAGGTCGTTATCGACGTAATCAAATTTGCTCGCGTTGTACTGGATTGCCTCAACTTGGAAGACAAGTGGCTCGACCTCAGTGATCGCAATAATTTTGTAGAGGGCAGCCTGCATGTCAGACCACTCCAGAACCCACAAGGCGTTGACTTGGCTATCAACGTTGCCGTCAACAACAGCAGTGGTCGTTCCAAGCGAATCAATGATGGTGACGCCTTCGAGCACGTCGCCGTCTTGGGTGACCAGTACGTCAAGTCCGTTCTGTACTGCCAGGTCGCGCAGCTCAGGATTGCCCCGGTCTTGCGATGCGCTGATCAGGTTGTGAACGCTGAGCTTGGGGCGTTTTGTAATCGTGCTATCAGGGTTGGTGATGGTCTCACCGTCAGGCACCACCAGCGTCAAGGTGTAATCAATCGCGTCGTTCAGGCTCAACACGGCGTCGAGCGTGATGTTGTTGCCGCTGATTTCCTTGATGCGACCGCCCAGGCGCTGACCCTGCTTCATTGGGTCGGCAATTTGGATGATCTCGCCAACGCCAGCCGCCAAGCCTTCAGCCGCAATGCGGAAACTGACTTTTTCTGTCAGATAACGGTTGGAAAACAGCGTGTGCTTTGCTGCCCGCAGCGCCTGACCGCGTGAAGTGACACCGAGTAGCCGCAGGTCAATCGGGTTGTAACCAAAGGTCTGCAACAGCGCGTCATCCTGCTGGTACTCGGTAACGCTTGAATAAGCCTGATTTGGGTCGTCCCAGTTAGCCAGAACAACAGATTTGCGGGCGCCTCGTGCCGTGCCGCTGTAGGTAAAGCAAGGTGAGGTGACTTGACCAGAATCGTCAACCTCTTGGATAACGTTGGCTTCACTAAATTGCTGAACCGGAAGCTGTTCACGATCCTGCGTAAGGAACAGCTGTCCCTGGCTGTAATAAATCAAGCCCCGGAAACACGAAGCCAGACCATTCAGCACTTCATAGACGCTGCCTGCATTTTGCAGGAATACATTGCAAGTAAAGCGTGGCTCCGTTCCACCATTGCCGTCGGGTACTAACTCGTCGCAATACTGGCTAACCGTGTAGAGATACCACGGGTCAATCGAGATGTTGGAGACATAACGCGCCACCCCAAAGCGGTCGTTGACCACAATGTCCCGGAAAATCCAGGCAGGATTATCCGTCCAAGCAGTTGTAAACGTGCCGTCCCAGATGCCTGTATAGACGCGGGTTGTTGGGTTGTAGTTGGTTGGGATCTGAACGCGCTTGCCGCGCAGCTTGACCGAAACGTTTGGAATGCTGTTGAACTGGCGGGCATCAACCTTCAGCGCCAGTAAGCCGGTGTTTGGGTAGGCAAATTTCTCGTCGATAATTTCAATGTAGCTCTGCCAACTGATGCTGTTTTGCAGATAGGCAGTGCTGCTGTCAGCGGTTAAACGACTAACGCGGATTGTCCACGGTCCAGTACCATCCAGATCAAACTCATATGCCCGCTGGAATTGGCTGCTTGATTTGCCGCTAACAGTAGGCTCAGCAACTGTGCTGTAAGGACCGCCATTAGCTGAAACTTCAATCCGATAGCTGACACTCGTGCCGGTGATGTCGCCGTTATCTCTATTGTTTGCTTGAAGTGCAGGGTGGTTGATAATTACCCGGCAACGCTCAATATCGGTGTCAGTGATCGTCCGGGTGATCGGACCAGTTGCAACGGTGATCGCAGTGTTGACACCGACTGCATTTTCAGCAGTGCTAAACCCAGCTATCGGGGTCTGCGTCTCGTCCGTTCCAGTGCGCGATTCAATCGTGTAGCCGGTGAAGTTGTAGCTGCCGTCTGGATTCTGGATTGGCGTTGAATCCAGGTAGGTGTCCTTGGTAATGCTGTTAGGGAATCCCTCGATCTCGCCTTCGCTCAGCGCATAAACCGTCTTGGCAAATGCAACCGAAAACAAGTTGTTGGCAGCCTCAACAGGTTGCCGTGCAGTTGGCGTGACAGTGACGTTCTGTTGAACAGTCTGTTGTACGACTGTTTGGCCGCCACCACCGCCACCAGCGCCGCTGACTTCAGGCAGATCTTGAAAGTCTTCCATCAGAGGCTGTTCTGCAGTTCCAGACCGAAGCTCAGGACGGGCAACGATCCAATGATGCGCTCACCGTAGAGCACTGGAACGACTTCGCCCTGCTGGGTATTGGCGTTGGATTTATCGAAGGTAAATGAGCGTTCCTGTTCCTCTCGGCTGCGACCGCTAGTAGCTCCACTGCCGATACCGCCCGGACCGGCAACATTGGGCATCTTGGGCGTTGGTGTCAAAAGATCAGCGACACCGCCGAACAACATGCTTACACCAACAGCTGCGATTGCACCTACTGCTTGC